ATTGTAAATGTCGAACGTCGACATCGTCGCCGTCACTCCGCGACGCATCTTCATCACCGTCGGCGTTGTTCGACTGCCCCCGACCGCGATTCGATCCATTTTGATTCCGTATTTTTCGGTGAGGCGCGACCATTCGACATTGAACCGATTCAACACCTTGACCGGCAACTTCTCAAGTCCAGAAACCGGCCCCGCTCCCAATTCATACGTTCCGAGCGGAGAATCCGGCTCGATGAAGTTTTCAAGCGCGAACGCCTTCGCCTCGTCCGCATTCTTCGCGACCGGAACCTTCTTCGTCGGCGCCTTCTTCCACGGCGGTTTGATCGCGACCGGAACCTTTCCGACCGCGTCCGGCTCACGAGGCGGGTCGGATTTCGACAAGACGGTTCCCGCGTTCCACGACCACCCGGCGTCGGGTTGTCCGGTGACGACCTGTCCGTCGATCTCGCGCGGTCCGGGCAAGTTCACTTTCTCCGGCTCGAAAAGGTATATCACCTGACAGCGACAGTTCCATCCGTTCGGCGGCCAGATCGCGCCCCATATCGGATCGTCTTTCTTCGCGACGGTGTCTTCAAGCGCGGCGTGTTCCGGACGAACGCGATCGTCTCCGACGGTGACGTACTTGTATCCCCAAAGGATTTCGTCGACGGCGGGATCGTGCGCGGCGTCCCACGTCCCGGCGGAATAGGCGAGTTGTGTCGCTGTCCGGAATTGCGTCTCGAACTCGAACGAGTTGAAGGGAACGATCCCTCGATTCGCGAATTCCTCGCGCAACAGCGCGGTCCCCTCGCGCGTCGTCAATCCCTCTTGAATGCCGCGAGTGACAGCGCGATCGACGCCGCGATTGACGCCGTCTTCGAGGCGCCGCAACATGACGACGGCTTGCTTTTCCATGTTGCCTTGAATGTCCCGAAGTCTTTTCGGGTCGACGTTCAGTCGCTTGTAATAGTATTTCAGCGCGCCCGTATGGATCGGCGGAGCAACTCCGCCAAGCGCCGCCGCAACGGTCGCCGGTCGCGTTCCGACTTCCTTGATCCGATCGAGTCCGACGAGATACGCGATCGTCATCGCCTCGACCATGACCGGCGTGACCGTCCGGAACTCCGTCTCGATGATCGGCCTGATCTCCGTCAGATCGCGACGGCGGAACGCCCGCAGAACCTTCGACTGTATGCGGAATCCAAGTCGGGTCGCGGCCTCCGCCGACTTCCGCTCGAAGCGCGCAGTTTCCCGCGCCTGTCGAATCGCCCTGTTGCGTTCCGCCTTCGTGACGGGCATTGCTATTCCTCGCCGCCCTCGTCGCCGCCCTCGTCCGGGTCTTCGGGCGGAGTCTCGTTGATGACCGTCTTCGAGTGAGTGTCGACGCCCGCCTTGACCGCGTCGATGATCTCTTTTGCGCGATCCTTCGCCGCCTTCTGCGACGTGTACTCGTATCTCGTGCGCTCGACCGTGACCGTGATCCCGTCCCCTTTGTCGATGATGACGGTTCCCGCGTACTTGCCGCCGACCTTGTCGAACGACGCTTTGACGGCCTTGATGTTGTCGAGAACTTCCTGTCGCTGTCTGTCTGTCATTCCCTCGATCCTTTCTTTCGCTTCTTCTTCATGTCGGGCCGATCTTCGACGGCCTCGACAGTTACTTCGTCGACCGGCGCCGTTGCCGGTTCGCCTCGAACAGCGTCGAGCGCCGCCTTCATTGCGGCGACGGCCTCATCTGCTGTCTCGTATGTCGCATCGGTCTTCGCGAGAATTTCCCTCCCTTCTTTCGTCTTCAACACAATCGCCGCCGCATGACGATCGCCATCGCTCGCGATCGCCTCGACGCGGACGGCGTCACCCTGATTCTTGATCGCTTTCATCACTCGCGGAAACATGCTTGACCTCCGTTTCGCTTTTCTTCGATCTCCGTATCGCCGCCCGGATCACATGCGGCGTCAGTTCTTCCGGCAAGTTCAGCGTCGCGTTGACGTCCCGCATCGTGATACCCGCCGTCTTCTTCTTCCGCCCGAACATTCTCCCGATCCATCCGAACAAGCGTCGAATTATCGACATTATTCCTCCCACGGATAACGCCCGTTTCGCTGTCGATACCAGACCAGATACAAGACCTCGCATCCGATCAGCACGATCGTCAGCGTTGTCAGATACTCCCTCAAGATTCGAGAATCGTGAACTCAAGTTTCACCGTCGCCGTGTCCGCCTTCGCATAGAGCGTCGACGACGACAGGCGGAACGCCGCCGGTTCGCCCGGAAGAATCTTCGCGATCGGATAGAAGGTCGCGCCGACATCGATCCCGATCTCGACGAAGTTCGTGTCGTCAAGGTTCCGGAAGATCGCCCATCCGGGCGTCGACACGTCGCCGACTGCGACCGCCTCGTGCGATCCTGTTCCGATGTCTTGAACTCCGCCGTTCGCTCCGATCGCCGACTGATCCGCGCTGACCGAATTGATTCGCCGGTCGAAGTTGTAATTCCCGTTCTTGCAAAGCAACGACGTGCTGACCGTGATTTCATCTGACATCTTTCCTCCCCTTTGTTAATCGCCGCCGAACGTCGGCGGAACCCTTTCCATCCGTTCGCGCTGTTCGGCATCGAGTCCCGGCGCGGGAGTCTCTCCGGCTTGCGCGACTTCCTCCGCCTTCGGGATTGCGAGACGGTCCTTCAATGCATCGGTGTTGACTGTCGGGAATTCTTCGAGAACGGTCGCCGGATTCGTCAACAGTTGCTTGTATAGTTCGCGCAAGAATCCGATTTGTGTGTCGACGAGCGGCGCCGATACGAGATACACCTTCCCGCGCTCTTGCTTTCCCCAATTCTGTTCGAGAAGCGTGTCGACCGCTTGCCGGTTGACCTGTGCGGTGATATGCCGATCCCATAGTGTGACCATCGTCACCGCAATGTCGGCATGAACGCCCGCCTCCGCCTTCGTCCCGAACTCGCCTTCGAGAAGCGCGCGTTCCGGCCACAACAGCGACCGCACGAGAAGCGCGTCAAGATACTTCAACCGGTCGACGAACGTCGGTTGACGTCCGCCCTTGTCTTCCATGAGTTCAACGCGCCACGCCGCATTATCATTCGAGAGTTCCTTGACGTATGCGCTGATCGTCTGCGGGATCGCAAGCGACCCGGACGATTCGAGCGCTTCGAGCATATCGTCGGCGATCGCCGCGTTGTCGATGTCGACGTTGTCATCGTCCGGCGTCGTCCCGACCGGATAGTATACGACCCAATGAGAACCCGCGACTTTCGCGTCGTATCGCTCCGCCCCGGCGTTCGCCTCGCGCCATTGATTGAACGTCTCGCGCGCGTTTTCCATGAGTGATCGACCATACCAGTTCGTCCCCTCAATCCGGAAGGCGACGTGAAGAACGTATTTCGCTTCGAGTTCGACGCGCTTCGCGTTGATGCCCGTTTGCTCGTATCCCCAAAACTCGCCCGTCTTCTCGTCAACGAGAACCGTCGTCAAGTCTTGCAGAAGGCGCTTGAACTTGTTGATCCCGACGAGTCCGTTGTCGTCCTTCTCGAATACGATCTCGTGCGGCGCCCATCCGAACAGCGTTCCGCCGGTCATGCTGTTATCCATGATCAATTCCCGTTGCGGCTCGAAATTGTCCTTGATGAACTTGATTTTCTCGTCGGCGTCCTTCACGTCGTCGTCGGCCTCGACCGACCACGACCCCGCAAGTATCGGCGCCTTGATCGCCGCAGACGCAAGCGCGAGGGTCGGATTCTTGACCATCGTGCGATACGTGTCATATGTCGCGGGGAGCGGTGACGTCAACTGTCGGCCATATGTGAGCGTCACTTGCGCCCGCGTCTTCTCCGTGTACTGAATCGCGCCTCGATTATCTCGTTCTTCTGGCATGTGGAATCCTCCGCCCTACTCGTTTACGACCGTTCCCGTTTTTCTTTCCGTTCCCGTTGCGACCATTTCCGCCCTTCCCATTTCCCGGCGTCCTGATCACGACCCTCGACTCGCCGTCCGGCTTTCCCTCGATAGGATATCGCATGAAGATCGCATATCCTAACGCATCCGTCGGATGTCCGACGTCGCCCTTGTCGTCCGGCTCGTTCGTTCCCGCCTTGAACCCGCGCATTTCGAGATCGATCCGAAGATGCTCGACGCGCGGATCGATGAACATCCGACGACGGCCCGCCGCGTTGCAGAACATCGCGTTCGTCGCCGCGAAGCGATCGGAGCGGTTCGGATTCGCCTTCGGGAAGTGAACCGTCGCGCCCTTGCTCTTGAATCGCTTATCGGTCGCGATCTGAACGTAATCGGACATCGACGCCGAAGTGTGCCGTCCCTTGCCTGTCGCGTCCCCGTAGAAGTGAATTGACGACCGCATCTTCTCGCCGTACTTGTTCCAAAGCACGTCGAGCGTCGCTTGCGTGTTCGTGTCGCGCGCCCAAATCTCGTCGAAGACCTCGACGATCTCGTCCGTCTCTTGAAATAGAATCCATGCCATCGGGTCGACGTTGAAGTCGCACGTCACGAAAAGCGGCTTGTGAGGGTCGAACGAACACGCCCGATCGTTGAAGTCCGGATCGTAGGCGAAGAACACTTGACCGGCGGCGCGTTGCCATGTCGCTTCGAATTGTTCGGCATAGTCGCGCGCGTCCATTCGCTCTTGATACCATCGCAGAACTTCCGCCGGTTGAATCTCCGATGACGGCCACGAAAAACACGCTTCATCGGGATCGTCGTCCTTGTCCGCCTTCTCGCAAAACGACTTGAACTCTTGAGCGCCGACGCCGTGACGCTTCGGAACGCCGATCCGCCAACACCACCCCAATCGGTCAGCGAGCGCCGGAGCGACCGACAGATCGAACGTCTTCGGCTTGATGTCGCACGACTCGTCGATGACGCATCCGTCCCAAGCGTCGCCTTCGATCCGTTGCGGCTTGTCGAGTCCGACGACGTGAAGCGTCGACCCGAACTTCGTCTCGATCATCAATTCCGAATGATGCGGCTCGCCATATATCCACGATTGCGGGATCATCGAGATCAAGTCTTTCCATGCGAGGCGCTTCGCCTGTCCTTCCGTCGGCGCCCCGTAGAAGTATCGGGGATCACCCCACGGCTTCAATTCCTTCAACGACATGACGAGTTTGCGCTTCGCGAGTTCGGTCTTGCCTGACCTTCTACCGGCGGGAACGCCGATGAAACGAGTCCGCGATCGAAAGAGTTGCTGTTGTTTCCGATGGTATCGAAGCGGGAACCATCGCTTCTCGAACTTCTTCCGGGCGAGTGACGTGCCGATCTGAATCATTCGTCACTCTCCGGCGGTTGCTCGTCCGGCGGTTGCTCGTCGGTCGGCTCGTCCGGTGATTCGTCGGGCATTGTGGCGCGTTCCATCGAGTCGATATACACTTGAACAGGATCGTCGAAGTCGAGCGTCATCGATTTCGGAACAGCGCCCTCGATGCGATCCCATATTTGCTTCAGAATCTCGCCCTTGCCCTTGAGCGCGTGACGGAATGCCATCAAGACAAGCACGTCGAAGCCGGTCGCCTGTTCCGGATCGACGCCCAACTTGTCCGCGAGTTGTCGCGTGAAGTCTCGCGACGACGCCTTCTCGTTCATGTGCTTCAACAGCGCGTCGGTTAAGTGTTTGCGCTTCGGTCGTCCGGGCGAGATCGGATGATTGTCCTTCGTGAATCGCGTGTCCTTGCCGACCTCGTGACCTTCGAGAAAATGCCCCTTCTCGTCCCTGTCGGGCGACTCCGATGCTTTCCCGCCGCTATCGTCGGGCGCCGTCTCGTTCTGCGACATAGTTCCTCCCCTTGTATATACGAAACGAGACTGACCGGTGATCAAAGGGAGGTCCGGCTTTTACCGGTGAAGAAGGAAGGGGTCAATCGCGATCTGCAACGCGAAGCGATCGTCGCGCGGTTGTCTGTAACGAGGCGCTGACTCCCCGTCGCGTTCCGCATCGAAATGACCCCTTTGAAGCGGCGCCGGGAGTCGAACCCGGATAATCGGTGCCAAAGACCGACGCCTTGCCGTTAGGCGACGCCGCTATTCGTTCAGCGCGGCCCGTATGCGTCGCAGTTGATCAGATATGCCGCCGCCTTCCTTGCGTCCCCGTCGTGATACTCCCTGACGAACGGGCAAGTCGTCTCGAATCGGCAAGTCTCACAAAGTCCCGGTTCCGCCTTGATCCCGTGCAGACGCGAGGCGAGGTCGTGCGCTTCCGCGCTGTCGGCCTTCTCCGCGACCGACGTGACCACGCTGACCCATTCGTCGGGCGTGAATGTCACTTTTCCGCCCCCGTTCGGATCGCCCGCCGGGAGATCGCGCAAGAATATCGCGACCGATCCGTCCCCTTCGCGCTCGATCGTCGTCCTCCCATTATGCAGACTGAACATTTCCGCTCCCTTCTCCGCGATCGGCCTTCTTCATTCCGACTCTCCCTTCTTCAACTGTTCCCGATAACGCCTGATCGTATCGCGCGCCTCCGCGAGATCGTACCGCGCGCCCCAATACTTGCCCGTCAGAACTTTCGCGATCCGCTCGATCTGACCTGTCGTCGGCTTGTCGTTGTGAAGCATCGGTGCCGCCTTGACCCGCTTCAACTCGTATTCGTTCGGGTTCCATCGGTTCGGGATCACGACCATCAATCCCGCATAGTCGGGGATCGCCTTCAATTCCTCGTCGACGACGCCGTCGGGGATGACGTAGTAGAACCGATTCGGCTTCGCGACCGGCTCGTCGGGCGGGAGGTCGCCGCCGTACTCGCCCGAATAGTGCTTGTGCCTGTCCTTGCGCTTGTCCGCATACAGATCGGATCGAGTTCGCTTGATCTCCCATTCCCAAAGATACCCCGTCGACGTGATCGAGATCATGTCCGACTCGTTCACGCCGAAGACGAAGCAATTCGGAACGATGATCGGATGACTCCCGCATATCGCGAAGCGGACGATCCGCTGAATGCGCTTCTCCGTCAGTTTGCCGTTGTCGGTCACGCCTTGATGCCCTTTTTGCAGTTCGAGCGAACGTGACGAACGAACCAATTCGCGGCGACGCGCGCCCCGCATAACGTACACTCGACGATCCGGTACGGCCCAAGCGGTCCGTGATGATGCGGATCGCGTCGCGGTTGCGATCCTGTCGACTTCCCGGCGCCCGGACGTTCGGCCCTGATCGA